ACGCCGTGCCAGCGATTGTGCTGATGAAGCCATTGTTCGGCAGCACATGGCCGACCAGTTCAGGAAACGTATAAGTTTCGGCTGGCTGGAGCGTTTTGGTCTTGACAATCAAGTTGCTGTCGCTGGCGCTGCCCGCAGCCGTCACAAGGTTGACGCTGATCGTCGCCGCCGCGATGCTGTAGTTAGTCGCGGTAAACTTGTCGATGATCGTCTGCACGCCGTTCGACGTGTACTGCGTCGTTTGGCTGTTTTCCGCCGTCTTAGCGGGGATGATGTTACTGATTGATACGGCCATTTATACCTCCAAGGAACTCACGTTGTCAGTCACGCTTAAAATAATTGATGGGATGGCTGGGTGAACAGCCGTGGCAGGGTCTGCAAACAGCGAAATGCCCGTGTTATCCACTTCCCACATTAACTCAAAATAATCGCCTGCGTTCATCTGTAGCAAAAAATTCCACGCTGCGACATCCTCAGAATTGTTTCCCTGAATACGAACGACAGTTGCGCTGTTAGGTACGTTAGTGCCGTTCTTGCGTAGCCACACCCAAACGCGGTGCGCGCCGCCGCCGGTGTTGACGAACTGCGCGGAAAACTGAATGTTGTAGATGTTGGAGCGGTCAACAAAAATACGCGAAGTCGGCGTGCCACGCGTCACGCCGTAAGATATATCGGTCGCGTTGAACGTCATGGCGTAGGCCGTGTTGATGACAGCGGCGGTCTGGTCAGTCGTATCGTAGAACGAACCGTAGCGCGGCGAGATAAATTCTTTTGGCGGTGGGGCCAGCGCCAGCGCCTGCAACTCCGACTGGATGACGGCAATCTCGCTTTCCGTAGCAGCCGGCGGCGTGACGCCAGTGGCCTGTGCGAGACTGTTGACCTTAGCGTCAACGTCAGCCGTAGCGGAACAGCAGTCAGGGGCGCTTTCGGTTGTCTGCGCCAACGACTCCAGCATAGCGTCATAGGTCGCTATCAGCGACGTAGCGTCAGGCGCTAACTCAGTTTCTTCTTGGTTGGTCTGCGTAGCGGTCAGCAGCGACAGAAAGAACCGATACCATTCACGGCTAATCGCGCCTGACCGTGGGTCGAGCAGGGACACACGCGGCGGCGTTAGCTGTGTAGGGTTGATCGGCGAATACGCCATCAGGCACGCGTTCCGCTGAGGAGCAGTTCAGCGCCCATGACGTAAATCCGTACAGGGTCGGTGCCTGACACTTCGTAGACGCGGTCGCGTATTTTCATCGTCGCGCCAAGGCGGCGCCAGATGGTACGGTAACCAGACCGACCAATACGGCCCATCGACTTCCAGTGTTCGCTGGACCATGTGTGGCCGCCATCGTCCGACCAGCGCAGCATGGCTTGCGGGTTGCTGCCTTGGCCGTTGTTCAGGCCAACGCCTGTCTCGCAGTCAAGCTGCATGGAGTGCTGGATAGTACGCGCAAGGTTGTTAGCGCCCGTTGGCAGCGCGCGCCACGACCGCAGCCATTTCTGCGGGGCGCCATCGTCAGCGTACACGTTCAGGTCGAACGAATAAATCTTGCCGTTCTGATAATCGCCGACAACCGTAGTGGCGTTGAAGAACATCTGGCTGCTGGCGCGGTGACGGTTAAACTCGCCATTAGCGAACGACGCCCGCTCATGCCATGCGCCAGTGGCAACATCATACACCCATGTGGTGTTGGCGGTGGGGAAGTTTAGAACGTAGAAGCTGTGGCCGTCCTGCTGATACGTGTAGCCGGTCGCGTCTGAGATGTCGGCATACTCTTGCATCTGCCATTCGATAGCGTGCGTAGACACGCGCTGACCGATGTAACCAGCGGCCCTGTAGACAATCCCTTGGCCGCGCGCGTCCTTGCCTAGCCAGTAGACTTGGTTGTCCATCTTGGCGATGCTGTACGGCGCCGCGCAGCCTAATTCGTTGAACGCACCTTGGATACGCGTCAGCGGGAAGTCGAGCAGCCCTGCGTCGTACCAGACTTCGGTCGAGTTGGTGCCGAATACCCACACTTCGCGGTGGTCAACAAATATAGCGACCACATTGTCGGGGTTGCCTTCGGCGCTGGCAAACTCCAGCGGGTCAACGCTGGTGCCGTCAAGCAACGATGTCACCCAAATCTTTTGGCTGTTGGGTTCGTTGAACGTGAAATAGCCGTCGATGTAGCCGACTGTGGCTGCGCCGGGGAAGTCAGGGTCGGTAATCTGCTGGAACGCGTCGGTGCTGGCGTTGTAGATATAGCCGAGCGGGTTAGCGGCGATGAATAGCTGCGTGCCGTTGTCAGCCATGCTGACAGGGCCAGAGCCACCTACAGTTCCTTTAGCGACAGCGTTCCAGTTGGTGTCTACCTGAAACAGCGTCGGGCCAGAGACAACGTAGCCGTAATTGCCGTAGGTCCACATGCCGCGGATCGGGCCAATACCGATAGTCGCCAGCCGCGTGAGGCCGGGCGCGCGCTGAAGAAACGCTGGCTCCTTGCCGCCTTCTGGGACAATCTCAGGAAACAGGTTAACCATGCGGTTGTCGGCGGCGTTGACGCTTCTAGCGACATACGCCGACCCAAGGATCGGCGTCTTCATTAGTAGTTCCCAGCGTAGACGTTGAACCGCTGGCGTGTCGCTACAAGGCTGTATGGCATCGACATAATGTCATCAGGGTTGTTGATGCGCTTGATGTTACGCTTCGACGACATCGCCAGACGGCGGACTTGTGCGGAAGGCTCCGTACCAAACTCAGGCGCCATTTCGCAGGCCAAGTTATAGCGGAACGCACGCAGATAGCCGGGCGGGAAATGCAGTTGCGTTGCCAGCGTTGCAGGCTGTGTCAGTTCTTCAACCGAAATGAAATGCCATTCCAGTTCGCGCGTCGGGCGCGGATAGATGTACATCTCAACGTCAGGGTACGTCATGTTGACGAAAATGACTTGCGGGTATGTCGATGTGACCGACTTGACCGCGATGCCGTTATACTGCTGCTGGTTGATGAATTTGATGCCGTAGCTGACGCCCGTGCCGGGGTCTTTGAAATAGGTGCTGTCTTCGAGCAACACTGGACGGTTGCCGACGAAGTTACCGCTAGGGCCAAGCGTGCGGAATAGCTGGCCTGCGGGCCACATAAACACTTGGTCTTGCGTCGAGAAGACGGAAAGGCGCTCTGTGTTCCAGCTATCAATCATCTGGTTCATGGCGCGCAGAGCGTCTTGCGATGTCTCAGCCGATGGAACTTCGCCTTCTGCCAGAACGCCTAAAAGCCTAAGCGATCCGTTAATGATGTCCCCAGCCGTTTCCATTGGTTAGTCTTCCTGCGTTGTGCGGCGGCGACTGTTGCGCGCCGGCATTTCGTTTACTGGCGCCTCTACAGGCGCGTCAGGATTATAGCGTTCCCAGCCAAAATATTCATCAGAAATCGCTTCTTCTTCTGAAATAGCGACTTTTGCGCCGTGGACTTCGTGAACAAGATAGATAACAGCCATAGAAACTCCGTAAAATGGACGGCCCGAAAGCCGTCCACTATATTAGCTGATTGCCATGAACTGCCACTTGGTGCCGTCCGCATAGAACAGCTTGCCAAGGCCCGTAGCGTTCGTCGTAATACCGAGCGAACCGGCTGGGGCCGAAGTAGTGGTTGAGTTGGCGGTAATCGCTGTGCTGAGAATGTAAACGCCTGCGCTGGCGTTAGATGCAACAGCACCGCTGCTGGCGGTTGAAACGACCGAAGCGGCGCTCATCGTGCCGGTAACGGTAACGCTTTCAAATTCAGGGTCGGCGTAAGCAACGCCTACTGCTTTAGTATTAGGCATAATTGTTCTCCTGAAAAGGATGCCCCGACCGTAGCCGGGGCAAACCTATTAGCCAGCGATACGGTACAGGTTGTACGTATTTTCGCCAGTTTTAACAGCGCGGAACAATACGCTGCGCGATGCAACGCCTGCGCCGGAGCCAACCAACGTCCAGCCGGAACCAGCCGTGATGGTAGGTACGCCAGTGCTGGTAGCAACCAAAGAGAACTCAAACGACGAGTTAACTTTGGCGCTGCTGATGTCAGCGTTAACGCCGCCAACGCCAGTAACAGCAGGAAGCGCAAGGTCAGCAGTGCTGCTTGACGTGTAGACAACAAGGCCGCCTGCCAAGTTGGCAGTCGTCAGTGTAGCACCCGCGGTGTACGCAGTAGGGATAGCTGATGTTGACAGCGTGACTTCGCCGAGATTGCCGTCACCAACTTGATAACCGCCGGCGCCATTAGGTAAAATAGCCATGATAAAAATCCTTTAAAATGTTTGGCCCCCGGCGAACCGAGGGCCATGTTTAAATTAGCCCCACATCCGAACGGCCATTTGCGGACGGATCGTGCTGTAACCATACAGAACGTCAATACGGCAAGGCATACGGTCGTTGTTGATGTCGTACTGACGAACAACGCGAAGCGAGATGCCGTTGTGTACCTGACGCGAAGCCATATCTACGCCTTGTGGGAGCAGAAGGTCGGCGGTTGCGAAGGTGATGGCATCCTTGTGGTAGATGAGGTTCTGCGCGTATTGCGAGTTGGATGCACCAACGAACACAACTGCTTGGCTGTTGGCAGGCAGTGCGTTGACGGTAGCAAGCGCGTGACCAGCCGAGTAGATCGGTGCAACAGTGATGCTGCCTGCGCCAGAGCCGTTGAGCAACACATCAGCCAATGCAACGAACTGGAACAACGAACCTGTGCTTTCACGGGTCTGTGGGTTGACAGCAAAGCAACCGTTTACAGTGAACACGTCACCAGCCTTAACAGTGTCGTTAGCGCCAGCGCCAGTGATGGCGATGGTTGTTGCGCCTTCCGACGTTACAGCAGCCGAAGTCGAACCGCCAACAGCGTCACGCGTACCAGTGGTGAACTGCTTGATGGACTGCGACATATTGATTTCGTCGAAACCAAGTACGCCAGTACCCATCATGCCGTTCTTGAACTGCTTGCTGATCGTGTCAGTTGGGTTGAAGAGGCCCTTCATGCCTTCGACCAAGCCAGCGTTTGCGGCTGGGTTGACAGTGGCATAACGTGGCGACATCACGGCAGCGTTTTCGTTCAGCTTCTGCTGTGCAGCAAGAAGAACAGCCGAAGTAGCTGGCGTAGTGCCGGGCGTGCCGACCGAGTTACCAATGGTTTGGTAAGCGTTGGCAACGTCTGCGTCGATGCTCGAAGCAAGCTGCGAGATACGTGGCTTAAGAACACGCTCTGCGAAGTCGTCCAACTGCATGGTCAATTCAGCAGTCGTGAAGTTGACGCCGATGTGCTTTTGGTTGGCAACGGTCAGAGTTGTGAACTGCTCGTTGTCGTCCTGTACCTGAAGGGCTGCGCCATCAGTTACAAGTGCGCGGTCTGGAAGACGGATACGCAGGGTTGAACCAATTTTAGCACCTTCAACAGCGAAGCTGTCGTCGTACTGACGGTTTACGTTACGTGTAAGAACAAGGTTGTTTTCGAGAATCTCAAGCGCCTTGCGCGTGATCATGTCGATGGTTAAAATCGAGTTACTCATGGAAATAATCCTAAATTATCGGTTGCGTTGTGCCTCGTACTTCTTGATCTGCCGTAGCCGTTCTGCCTCAATCCAATCTGACGTACTCATGGACTTTACCGCCCGTGGGTCTGTCGTATCAAATGTCGGCGCACCAGCGGTGCGGGCAGTGACAGGTGCAATCGGTGCCGGGGCGTTAGAGGTTTTTTTAAGCGTAGGTTCGGCTGTAAGCCGCGCCTCGATTATACCAATTTCCCTAGCTTGCAAAATGGGGTCCATACGCGAGATACGCTGGGCGTCTTTTTGGTTAAGCCCTAAGTGATAAATCACATCGGGACCAATATCGGACGCTTGTATTGCTAGTGCCATCGCGTCGGTGATCGGAAGGCTGGGGTTATAGGCGACTTGTTCAAAGTCATCATATTTGTCCCGCGCCGCCTCTTCTAAATCATGGTAGGCATCCTGCATTTCAGCTTGCTGACGGGCGGTATCTCGCCGTGCCAGCAATTCTTCAGCTTTACGTTCGGCCAAAACCTCTGCGTAATCTTCATAAGTCTCAAATTGATCAGGG